AAGAAACTATTACAAAAGAAAAAAGAATAGCGCAAAAAGATCCTCAAAAAATTCAAATTTCAAAACCTTACTTATTAGCAAAATGGTTTTATGAATTCAGAAATATACCAGCGCAGCCTACGCCAGTTGATATGAAATATTTTAAAATGCTTCTTGATTGTTATCCTATGGAAATAATAAAGAAAGGTATAGAATGGCGGCTTACACACGATCCAGAAGGTTTTTGGATAAAAAAGATAACAAGTGCAAGCGTGTATCGCAACTTTGGTAACTGGATGGCTGAATCATCTGTAAAGGCAATAAGTTTTACTGAATGGTTGACTAAGAATCCTAATCTTGATTATAGAAAATTTGAAGATTTAATGGCAAGGGCCGATATCTTTATGGAAGCTTTTAAAGAATCTAAAAAGAATCGACTTGTTTATTTTACCGAGGAAGATTATGGAAATTATCGTTTAGCTATTTCACAAAAAACCCGTGAAGCTAAAAAAGAGATTAAGAATGTTTAAATTAAAAAGAACAGGATTGTATTTAGATTTTTATATTCAAGAAGCAATTGAATTTATAAAAGCAAATGAACCTTCTGAGGGTTATCTTTTAGGTTTTTCTGGAGGCAAGGATAGCCAAGTGATTTATGAACTTGCAAAAATGAGCAAGATTAAATTCCATGCTTATTTTGGATTAACTTCAATTGACCCTCCAGAAGTGATTAAGTTTGTTAGAGATTATTATCCTGAAATTGAAATTAAACAACCACCAATTACTATATTTGCGCTTATTGCAAAAAGAGGCTATGGTTATCCTCCAACATCAAGATGGCGTTATTGTTGTAAGTATCTCAAGGAAATTTATGATGGACATATTATAACAGGGATTAGGGCAAGCGAAAGTATGAGACGCTCAAAAAGAAAGAGGATTGAATATGTTAAATCTAATCACATTCTCTATAATCCTATTTTTAACTGGACAGAAAATGAGGTTTGGGAATTTCATAGAAAGTTTAATTTGCCTCATTGTAAGTTATATGACGAAGGTTTTACAAGAATTGGTTGTATTGGTTGTCCTATGAAAACCCCTAAACAAAGAGAAGCAGATTTTATTAGATGGCCAAATTATTACAGAGCTTATCTATTTGCTTTTGATAAGATGCTAAGAAATAGAAAAAGGCCAAGTACAATTTGGCAATCTGGCCAAGATGTAATGGATTGGTGGCTTAAAAGAGGGAAATCAATTCCAGAAGGTAATTCATGTTAAGGAGGGATGAGTGGAAAAAATTATAACGGAAGAAAGTTTAAAAGAGCATTTAGAAGCCATTTCTAAAATTCAGAAAGAGATTAGGCAATTTATTCCTATAGTTGAAGGAGAATTGAAGAACCTTTCTGACAGTGATTACATGTCAAAGGTATGCCATAATTACATAGAGTATAAGGTACGACATGCTAAGGAAGGAGACTTTCTATTTCAATGCAACTACTTTCATAATCAGAAATATTTTGACCGGGTTAATCGACAGAAAGGATTACCATTAGAATTTGCAGAAGACAAGGCTGAAGTAGAGATCAATGTGGCTGGATTAAGTAAATTTGTCATAATGTGTCCCCGTGCTGGAAATTTCCTGTGCAAACTTAGATATTTTAAATATGAGCAGGAAGATTACAAGAAAGAGATTAAAAATTTATAAGGGGGGCATAAATGAAAGCGATCTACGAAGAAAAAATAGCAGAAATGAAGAAGATGAGCAAACAAGAATTGTTTAATTATCTAACTACTGAAGCTTTTACTAAAAAAGGTGGATTTTTTTTCTTAGTTAATTTATGTGTTTATTTAATACGAAAGGAGGAGATATGAGAGAAATAGAGATTAATGTTACAAAAACAACAATTGAGCCGATAAAAATAAAACTTCCAATGTATTTTTATGCTGAAGACCAAGATGTAGATAAGGAATTTGGCATATACGCAAAGATAGATGAAGACCTTACGGCGACCTTATTTGTTAGAGAGTATGAAATTAATTGGACTAATGAAAAACCTCATGAAGCAGGGTTTAAGTTTAAGATAGAAGTAATTAGAAATTATTATCCTAATGAAATTGAACTTGCAAATCAAATAACTAAAAAACGATTTAATTTAGGAGTTCGGGAATTTTGGGACGAACTTCAAAAAAATAAATTGGTGAAGATATGAAGATAATAGCAATTTGGAATAGGGACAAAGTTGCTCCAAAATCAAAGTCAATTTTTGTTCTAACTTCTGATGGTCAATTTGGAGAATTCGAACCAGAAATAAGATATGCAGGTACAGATGAAAACGGAAATAACAGAGTTGAAAATACGGGTTGGTATCAATTCTGGACAGAAGAGCCTCTTAAAGGTGATAAATGGAATTTTGAGCAAGCTAATTACTTTATTAAACATTTCGGTGGGCAGTTAGAGTGGAGGGAAACAATATGAGTGGAGGAAGATTTGATTATTTTTATTCAAAGTTAAATGAACTTCTTGCAGATATTGAATATGATTATGATTTGAATAAAAAAATAAAACTCTCCACAGAGGAGAGAATTTTGAAACGACTTCTAACCGATTTATCTTCATTACTTCACGATTATGAATGGTGGAAAAGTGGGGATATTGATGAAAAGGATTTTATAAAGTCATTTAATAAGTTTAAAAGGAAGTGGTTGAAATGAAGATAATAAAAGTTAATAGTTGTAAGGAATGTCCCTATTGTCGTATGTATGCGGCAAATTCTTATTATTGTCGCAATACGGCAAATTATAGGATATTGGATAATAGAGAAAATTTGCCTGTTTGGTGTCCATTAGAAGATGAGGAACAACACGATTTTCATTACAATAAACACATAGTGAAGAAATGAGAGAAATTACAAAGAAGAGACTTGTTGAGATAAATGATTCTCTTTGGTCACTTATAGTCAGGACTCGTGATAATTTTATTTGTCAAAAATGTTTACAAGAAAAAGGAGATAAAGCAAAACCCAATAAATATAACGATGCACATCATATCATAGGGCGAGACAATAAAACTGTGAGATGGGATATAGGGGAACGAGATGAAAGATAGAGGCAATGGAATCACACTCTGCTATTATCATCATAAGAATTGGCTTGTTAAGGCAAGTAGGGAAGATATAGATAAATTTTATGAGAGTATAACTGATTATGACTACTTGAAGCAGAAAGCAAATCAAATAATCAAATTTAATCTTGATTATTGTATAAGGGAATTTAAAAGACTAATGAACTATTGTGTGAATATGAATATTGATACCTCAAAGGTAGTTCCTCGATACATCGTTAAAGAACTATTGCCTGAATGGTATCCAACAAAAGAAATGTTAAAGGATTATGAGGAGGTGAAATAAATGAAGATAATTCGTATAGAAAATTGTTTAGGTTGTCCGAATCGTTTATTCAATTACGAAGAAACCACTTCAAAAATAAGAAATTGGTGGTGTAGAATTGATGATGAACGACATGAAATTCATTTAGAAGATAAAGAAGTTCCTTCTTGGTGTCCCTTAGAAGATGAAGGAAAGGTGAAAAATGACTTAATTAAAAAGATAAACGAAGCCTTAGAATGGTTGAATGAAGCACAACTTGGAGACCCAAATGGAGCAAAGGCGTATCAAGCAGCCACAATATTAGGAAATGTAAAGAAATTATTGGAGGTGAAAGAATGAAAAAGTTTTTTTGTCATTTATTCCTTTTTATATCGTGTCTTTGGTTTCCTTTTGCAACTGGACTTATGGTTTGGGATTTATATCACATTACCATCTCGTGGAAGATAAAAGTGAATATTTTAGTAGATTTTGTTTCTATAATTGTTTGTATTTTAGTTGCAATTATATTGTTTATGGTATTTAAAGAGGAGGTGAAAGATGAATGAAATTGAAGAGAAAGAAGTAATAGTAATGGTTGAAAATACTCATTATACTTGGAAATGTTATTTATTCGGTGAAGAAAGTGCTATGGTTTTATCTGTTAAAAAACCACCAAATTTTTTCTGGAGATGGATGCAGTATCTTTGTTTTGGAAATAGATGGGAAAAGATTAAGGAGGCAAATGATGAGTAGTAACGATTATGTTCAAATAGTAGAAAATAATGAAGGTAAGTTTGAAGTTTCTACCTGTGATATGGAATCTGATTGGCACGAATTAATAGACATAGCTTCAGAACTTAAAAAGGCAATTCTTATTGCTAAAAAGTATATGAAGGAAAGAATAAAAGAAGGTTATCCCGTTGAGTATGGAATGGAAATTTACTTTAAGGAAGAGAGAAATAAATGAGTATTATAGATAATGGAAGTCTTGAAGGAGAATTCAGGGCGCCTTATGATATGCCTTTAAAGAATAAGGTTAGATGGTATGAGAAAAGATACCGGGAAGTTTTATTAAACAATTCTTTCTCAGAGGCAAAGAAGGAGACTCTTAAAAAGTATGCAGAATCGCTAGAGCAGGTTATAGACTATCTGAACGGAATAGGTGATTATCGAAAGCTTACTAATGAAGCTCGGAGAATTGTTATGTTTTTACTATCAACTAATAAGGCTTGGTTTTTTCAAACTAAATTATGTAATAAGAAGCCGGAAGAGGTTTTAAAGTTTATCAGTGCTGATTTTTTACCCAATATTCGAAAGCAGATTATTCTGGATTTTATTATTAAGAATAGGGAAGGTATGCAATGTCATAAATTGTTTGAAGATTGGGAAATAAAAATAATGTTAGATGAGAAAATAAGCAAAACTCAAGCAATGTATATGACCGGAAGAACCTATGGAAGTATAAAAGCTTTCAGGAAAAAGAGACATTTTAAGAGAAAGGATTAAACTAATCCCCTATAAGCCCTTTATCAAAAAACACTTAAAGACTATATTAAATCTTGTCTTATTCGATTTTGACACTTGCAAAGAATAAGATTGAATATATACTCTTGGCAATTAGGGTGGATTGCTGGTACGATATTACCAGAGGGCTACAGAGGCGGAAATGGGGTGCTTCTGAGAGACGGGAACTCTTAAAAAGTCCACTCCTAGCCGATAGGGAGAGTAAAGAAACGGACTTGCAAGGGTATAGCGAGGAGCGGCAAAATACGGTGAAAGCCCGTGGATTGAACCAATGCAAAGTGGCGGAGGAAAGAGCAACTGCTAAGCAGTGAGAGTCTTGCGGCGCTATACCAAAGAGAATATGATGACTAAAGATTTTATATATAAGAAGTGCAGAGAGGACCCTGACGAGTCTCCCTGCGTTTCTATTTTAAGACTTAATTTTTATAAGTCAATAGCATATCTGGAATTACAACGGGGCAGGTTTTTCCTCCTTTACCTGCTCCGATAGAGAGGTGAAATGAGCAATCATAACCATATTAATTGGGAAGAGATAAGTAATAAATATATCTATGGCATTGAAAAAGATGGGAAGATAGAATTTCCTTCTACTCGTGATTTAGCAGAACAATATGATGTTTCTCTCTCGAATATTGGCGATAAAGCTTCTAAGGAAAAATGGGTAGACAAAAGAGAACACTATAGGAACGAAAGACGAACAAAAACTGAACAGAAAGTAATAAATGAGATTTCAGATAAGATAGCTCCACTTGATATCTACTTATTTGAGAAGTTAGATAAGTTTATTCGAGGAATAGGTAGAATGATTGATACTATTTTTCAAGAAACCCAAGAGCCGTTAAAACCTTCAGATGTAATTGCAATTAAAACTTCTGATTTATTCAATATTATAAATTCTTTGAAACAAGCAAAAGAACTTGAAAAATCGGTTATTGGTGAAGGCGATAATAGTGATAAAACTCCTATAAATATAACCGTATCTTCCGAAGATGCTAAAAAACTTACTGAAGAAATTATAAAAGGGGAAGGGACTTGAACATTATAACAACCTCGATTTATGAAAAAAGCGCAGAAGCATGGTTGAATCATAGAAATGGCATTAGGCGCTGTCTTCACGAAGGTGGAACTTACAGTTCGAAGACTTACAGTATTCTCCAACTTCTTATCCTTATAGCTAAAGGTGCAAAGTCAAAGCTTCTTATTTCAGTTGTTTCAGAATCTTTGCCTCATTTAAGGAAGGGCGCTATCAGAGACTTTTTTAATATTTTAGGTGAGGATCAGGATAACAATTCAAGATACAACAAGACAGAACATATCTATAACTTTGGAAATGGGATTATAGAATTCTTTGGTGCTGATGAGTCGGATAAGATAAGAGGACCACGAAGAGACATTTTATTCATAAATGAAGCTAATAATATACCTTGGGAAACAGCACGAGGTCTTGACATAAGAACTAAGAAATTTACTTTTGCAGATTGGAATCCTGTATCTGAGTTTTGGGCCCATGAACATTGGATAGGTCAACCTGAGAATGCTTATATTCACAGTACATATCAGGATGCTCTTGATGTAGTACCGCAGGAAGTTATTAAGAACATTGAATCCAATAAAGATAAAGACCCGAACTGGTGGAATGTATATGGACTTGGAAGGCTTGGTAAGATTGAAGGTCTTGTATATCCTCACTTTGAAATAGTCAAAGAACTTCCGCAAGGAGACTACTTCTACGGACTTGACTTTGGATTTTCAACCGACGTAACGGCCTTGGTTAAGAATGTGATAATCGGAGACTCTTTGTATTCTCAGGAATTGATTTATGAAGTAGGACTTACGAATCAAAATATAGGCGTGAAAGCCGAAGAACTTGGAGTTAGAAAACACTATGATGAAATATTTGCAGATTCGGCAGAACCAAAGTCAATAGAGGAAATATCTTTAATGGGATTTAACATTAAAGGCGTGGAGAAAGGCCCCGGGAGCGTTGAATATAGACATCAAAAAGTTAGACAGTATAGACAATATTGGACAGAAGATTCAATTAAATGCATCAAAGAACAACGAAACTTTCGGTACATTGAAGATAAGAATGGAAAACTGACTGATAAGACTACGCATATTTGGTCGCATGGGATGGATGCAAGGGACTATGGAGTAATTGGAAAGTTAGGGTCTGTTGAAGAAGAGACAGAAAAGAAAGTAACCTTTAACGCGATGGATTTAGTCAATATAGATTTTTAAGGGAGAGTGAGAATGGCTAAATTACCTTGGTATATAAAATTCGTAAAAGGAGAAATGAAAGATGGTGAATATGTTGAGACATTTAGAGTTGATAAATTTATTCTTCTTTGTTTAAAGATAAAAGCTTATGTTAAGATGTTTAGGAGTTTAAATGAAAGAGAAAGTGAAAATGGAAAACGAGTTTGAAGAAATCTTAAAAGAAAGTTACAAATCCATTGAAGACATCTTTTCTGGGGAAGACCGTGGTTGGATAAATCTTTCTCAACTATCTCAAAAAGCTGAATTTACGGCGTCGCAAAAGAGAGACATAATCAAGCGCTCTCGTTTTTACTCTTCAATAGATCCATTAACGGTTCAAGCATTAAGATTATGGAGCGACTATTCGCTTGGTTCAGGTCTAATTCGTAGTACTGAAAAGTTAAATGTAGATAAAGTTTTAAAAGATTTTTGGGACGCCCGTATTAATAAACCAGTATTATCCTGCAAAGGGCAGCGTCAAAATTCTTATAAATTGCTTATAGATGGCAGTATATACTTTGCTTTATTTTTAGGTGCTGAAGGAAAGGTGACTATTAGAAGGATCGATCCTTTAGAGATTACAGAAATTATTACCGATCCAGATGACTTGGAAGATGTAAGATATTATAAGAGACAATGGCTTAATTCACAAGGTAAGGCACAAGAAGGTTATTATAGATCCTGGCAGAATGTTAAAGATAAAAGTACTTTGGATATGTATGGTACACCTAGAACATCAAATCAAGAGGCTATAATATATCATATTGAGCGTGAGCCTGACGGACTGCCATTGATTTTACCTGCCATGGATTGGATAAAACTTTTTAGACAGTTCTTGGCTTCTCGTGTGGCGATCATATTAGCTTTAGCAAGATTTGCCTGGAAGACAAAAGTGACAGGGGGTAGCAAAGCAGTATCCAGGATAAAAACTCAAGTAGACCAAACAAAGCCAGATGCAGCTAGTTGGATAATTGAAAATATGGGTGCAGATACTCAACCTATCAAAACAGATACGGGAGCTTCAGGAGCCTACCAGGATGGGCGAATGCTTAAGTTGCAAATTTGTGCAGCTTTTGGAATAACGGAACAATACTTTGGGGATATATCAATTGGAAGTTTAGCAACGGCGCAGACCGTAGAACTTCCAATGGTTAAGATGTTTAGCTCTTACCAGAACTTGTGGCTTGAAGCGTATGAGGACATTTCAGATATCGTATTAGAGTACAATGAAATTCCAGAAGCGGAAAGAATCTTCGACTTTGACCTGCCAGCAATTTCGCCAGAAGAGGCGGCGGGTATAGCAGCCAACATCGCAGCTTTAATTCCCGTCATTCCAAGCCTTTCTTACTCACAAGACGTGTTGCAACAGGCGATGATGAGTGTGGGGATAAAGGATGTAGAAAAAGCAATTGCTAAACTGGGAAAGACTACAGAAAGTAATCCAAATGTTGCTCTTATAAAAGCACTCCAGAATTTTAGAGAGAGTTTAGAAAACAAAAAGAAGGATAAATGAGCAAGTGCAAAGTATGTAATGGAAAAGGATATTTAGAATTTGAACACGGACTTATCCAGGTTGCTTGTGATAAGTGCAAAGGTACAGGGGAAGTTAATGGTAAACGACAATTATCGGAAGAAACAAAGCAGAAAATAAGGGAATCAATGAAAGGAAACAAAAATAAGAAAAATGGAAAACATAATAGAAACGATAGATAGCATAATTGAGAAATTAAGTAAAGAACTGCCTTGCAATATTAACGCAAAGCAAAACATAAAACTGGCTGATAGGATGGAGAAAGATTTAGTTGATTATTTTAAATCATTAGAATTGGCTATTCCTAATGATGAGATTGAGAAGATTTATCATAAGTATGAGGAGAAATAATTGAGACAATATAAACCTAAAGTTTGTTTAGTATGTGGAAAAAAATTTATACCTACTAATGGCAGACAGAAACATTGTGAGGAATGTATTCCTATTGCACACAAAGAATATGAGAAACAATATAATGAACAATATTATTTAGAACATCAAGAACAGCAAAAACAACATAGTAAACAATATCACAAAGAGCATTTAGAACATATAAAGCAACGAAAGAAACAATATGATTTAGAGCATTCTGAACATATAAAGCAACATAGCAAGCAATATTATTTGACTCATCGAGAGCAAGAAAAAGAAAGAAACAGACGATATTATAAAGAGAACTCTGAAAAAAGAAAGGAAGGGGCGAGACAATATCTCCAAACAGAAAAGGGAAAAGAAGTTCATAAAAGGAAGAACAATAAACGAAGAGAACTTGGATTTATACCACTAAATCAGTTTTTTGAAGATGCAGTTGCTCATCATATAGATAAAGAAAGAGTTATTTATATCCCAGAAATATTTCATGTAAGTGTTCCTCATTGTTTAGAAACTGGAAATAATATGGATTTTATAAATGAAATAGCATATAGTTATTTATATGGAATATTTTAGGAGATTGCGATGCCATTAGATAAAGATGTTGGTGGAGTTTTAGACCCTATCCTGAATGTGTTAAATACTAAACTTAAAGTAAGGATGGTTGGACATTTAACAACGATCTATGTTAGCGGTAGTGCTGAAATGATGGACTGGGGAGGCTTACCTTTTGAAGGAATACCAAGCCCTGAAGCAATTAGCTGGGCAGAAAAGCATGCTGCAAAATTAGTAACTCAAATGGATGAAGAAACAAAGAACCGTTTAGCTCAAGTTATTAGTGATGGGATAGCAAACAAACGAGGGCCTGGAGGGTTAGCCACAGATATTAAACGTGAATTGGGTTGGATGGGCCGTGGCAGACCTTCTGAGATTAAAGGTTTAACAATGCAGAGTAGAGCTTCTCTAATAGCTAATACTGAAACGTCAAACGCATTAGGACAAGCTTTTGAGGACAATGGCAAAGAAATGGGAATTGATGGCAAGGAATGGGTAACGGCTGGAGACGATAAAGTTTCTGATGGTTGCAGAGAAAATGAAGCAGCTGGGGTAATTCCCTTTGATCAAGCATTTCCAAGTGGCCACATGACTCCCCCAAGATTTCCTGGATGCAGATGTGCTTGTGCACCAGCCAGATTAAATAAATAATTTAGGAGGTAAAAAAATTATGCCATATAAACGAATTTCAGAACTGCCGCCATCAGTTAAGGACAATCTCCCAACTGATGCTCAGGATATATTTCTTGCTGCTTATAATTCTGCCTATGAACAACATGGCAAAGAGAAGGATGCGGAGATAACATGCAACTCAATTGCTTGGGCAGCAGTTAAGAAAGCATATAAAAAGAATGAACAAGATAAATGGGTTTCAAAAGAAAGTATTGAGGAGGTAGTTATGAAAACACAAGAAGCTGCTTATCCGTGGGACCAGTGTATGGCTGACCAGATGGCACGCTATGGAGATGAGGAAACCGCTAGAAAAGTATGCGGAAAAATCAAAGCTCTTTATGGTTCCGAGACACGAGAAAATGCAATAGGACATCTAACTGAAATAGAAAAGGAATTCA